GAGTCAAGCAAGTCGATTGGTCGCTCTTGCTCCCATTCGCAGTCAAAGCGACTCATCAGTTCTTTCATCACAGTTGACTTGCCAGATCCTGGAAGTCCGATCAAATAAAATAGTTTCATGTTCGCTTTTTCCTGATTGCGACAGTAGAATTTAATTCTGAGTAGTCTGGTGCCACACCTTCATATTCTTCAATGCAATCATGACAAATGTGGTGAGCTGGATCACCATCCTTTAACTGGTCTTGCAAATCACAATCTTTACCGTTGCAAAACTCATACTTACCATCTTTGAATGTATAATCCTTTTTCATAACTGCCTCCTATGCAAAGAATCCTTCTAGACTTGACTTTGTTTCATATGCTTCTGGGTGATACTGTTCAACAGTTTCTCGACCCATCTTCTGCTCAAGATAATTGTACCACTCTTGCGTTTCCCACATACTTGGGGATACACCGTTCCAATAATCACGCCACTCTGGATGTTCCTTGTTTTTACGACGATCGTCAACAAAATTCTTGCGAGTCATTTCATAATCCCAAGAACCCAAATTGTCCATGTCCTCACGGAAGTAATACACCAGCGACATACGCAACATATCATCTGGACCAGAATCAGGTGCTTCAATAGGAGTGTTGCCGTGAATCACACGCATGTTATCAATCAGGAGCAAGTCACCTGGACGCACATTCACTGCTGCACGAACTTCAGGTGCAACCAAATACCCATTGTTCCAACCCTTTCCTGGAGGAGCAATTACCGTTAGATTCGAGAACCCAGCGTTGAGTGAACCAGCATCACGATGGCATGCCATGCGAGCATTGCGATCCTTCGTGGTTGTGTTCACAGTAATGGTAGTGAAAGTTGTATCCTCACCAATCAAGAACTTGTTGTCCAAACGATCAGCGTATTCCTTTTGCTTGGCGTGGCGGTTTGGCAACAGACGAGCAAATTCCTTTTCCAGCTTGCGAGCAAACGGATAGGACTTCTCAAACTTCTCACGATTGTGGTCAACATACGCAGTCGCACGACCATACGGAATGCGAGGATAGCGTCCATAGAATCCAGCAATACCAGACCAAATCGCAGTTGCGTATGATGTAGCAGAGATCCAATTGTTTCTCAGCATTGATGCATATTCAGCAGCATCCTTGATTGACATACTTGCCAGCTTTGCCATTGCCTTCGGGAAGAAGTCATGGTAGTCATCATATTCTGCTTCAATCTTAGTACGCAGCCAGACTTCACCACGAGTTTCGTGCTTGGCATTCTTATGCTTTTCAGTGATAGATTCAATCTGATCAGAACCATCCACTGCTTGTGGTTGCCCCTTGATGTAGTAATTCAGGATGTCAGACTGGAACGGTGTTACCCAATCACGATTGCCCTGAGTTTCCTCTCTCGGACCAGCAGCCATCCCACGGTTGTTCGATTCAATCGCAGCATCATATAAACCTTCATATGCGCCATCCTGTTCTTCTTGAGTGAACACACCCTTGCGGAACTTGAATGCCACTTCGGTTTCGGTCATGCAGTTGATACACTGATTGTCGCATGACGCAGCTTGAGTCATGTCACATGCTGGAGGAAGATAAAAGTCAGCGTCATTCTCAACCAGAATGTCATATGAATCATTGTCGACATACTTACCCAACAATTCGTTTTCTGGAATCATGAAGCGAGCAATATAGACATCCTGCCCCTCATCACCCTTGTACTTCTGCCATGTGTTTCCGTTGATCGTAATTTCTTCCACTAGAAAAACTCCTCTAGTCCCATGCTTGTATTTGTGAATGTCTTGTTGTAGTCAATCACACCTGTATCTAAGAATAGTTCCATTTTACTCTTAGAGATAGAATTTGTCAAGTATTCCTTTTGTAATATCTCTCTGCGACCATCCCACATTGGCGTCCAGTCAATGCCAACCCAGTTGTCTTTTTCGACCTGCTTGATTTCTTCTGCCTGACGATCAAGATAATAACCAAGATATCTGCCTCTGTTTTTACGAAACAGTTTCTTGAATGAACACAGGCAAGTTTCCATTCCGAAATAGTCTGCCTTGTGTGCTACATCAGGGAATCGCATCTTGACTTCCGCAAGCATCTCTGCTGCTTCACCATTCAGGAAGTCTAGTTGTGTTTCATCTAGTTTCTGATCGACCCACTCATCTCTGGCAACAGCATAACAGAGACCGTTGCGATGGCTGCGAGAACCAGAAAAATCGTGAAGCCATAACGAATCGGTGTCCAAAGGAACCCCAGCAGTTTGCTTAAGAGTTTGTAGATAAAACCACGAAGTGTACCGACCAAATTTGTGCCAACCATTTACCACATCCCAAAGTTTATAGAAGTTCTTGATCGGATCATCAGTCAGATGCTGACCAATCGCATCTCGTTGAGTTCGCTCACCCACCCATTCTTTGTAAGAAAGAAACTGTGCTGGTAGATGTCCCTTGTTCCACTTGGTGTCGGTCTGATAACGCAGACGAGAATAGTTGTCGTTGTTCCATTGCGTCAGTCGATCAACACCAACGAGTTCCATGTCAGGAAACTCATTCCAAATAATATATGCAGTTGGCCAATAGTAGGTTGTTCCATACAACCAAACCAACCACAACTGCTGCTCAATGTTGTATTCAAAGCGTTCAAAGAAATAGTTGGTCATGAACAACGAAGGATCGCAGTCCTCCAGTTTCAGCGACCATCCAAACCAATTGATGAATGCTTCTTTGCGTTCTACACGAAAGTCCATCAGAAGAATGCTTCCAGTGTATTGTGATCTTTCAATAGCGCATCACGCATCCAATACTTACCAACTGATGCGATTGCAGCCTGTACTGCTTCTGTTTTCTTTTTACCAAAGCCATGAGACTCTAGACTTTCATCCATCAGCTGATTGCGAATCTTCGCATCTGGCGGAAACGCAATGCTTGGATCTTTGAGTGCCAGTTCCCTAAATGTCGCTTGTTCCTGTCGATTCGGGAATAATGGCTGATCGGAGCGACATGAACCGCTTGGATCTACTGCCCAGAAGATAAGTCCATTGCGAGCATGCCAAGTAATACTAGAAGGAGTGCAAGATAATTTGATGCGTTCCATTCCTTGATTGTATGCTGTCTCCACAAATCTGTCCCAAATTTCGGAAGCGTATCCTCTGCCCTCTTTGCCTTCAACGGTGACAATCTCATAGAGATTTACATAACGAGTTTTCTTGCTGAGTGTGGCAAAGATAAATGCCACAGGTTCACCATCAATCAACACATATGGTGGATTGTTCTCATAGTTCTTGAAACGAAACCAAAGACTGTGCGCTGCATTTAGAAAGCGAGTGTTCTTGCCTTCTGGTTGCTTTGCGATGGTATCTTCAACAAACTCTTTACTGCAGGTCTTGAATTCTAGTGTCATAATGTAGTCGGTCAATGCCCCAATTATCATCAAGGTATGTATAGAGAGTAAACATATCACATTTTGCCGTTGCAGTCAATCCACTACGCAGCGCAATGTCTTTTGTTGAAGTGAAGATGACACCGTTGGGCAGAGAAGTTGCCCAGAGAGGACGCTCGTGATTACGGAAACCAGTGAGCAGTTTGTTGGAAGTAATCGTTACAACTGCCATTGAACGATCGCCATACTTCCAAAGAGGATGTGCGTTATGTTCTAGCGCACGAAGAATCAGTTCGCTATCGTTAGCAGTTTCACATTCATATTCCCAAGTGGAAGGATCTTCTTGCGAGATCACTCCGTTGTGGGCGATTGCCAGATCTCCGTTATCGAAGGGCTGGTTGAAACGGACATCGGAAGTACTGTAACGGATGTGTCCAATGAGGTAGATTCCGCCATCTTCATTAAGCCAGTCTTCAACATTGCGAGTTCTGAGAAACTCAGTGACATCAACTCCTGCTTTGTCTGTATGAATCTTACCGTGTTTGACATAGGATACCCCTGTGGCATGCTTGCCACGAATCATGCTTTGACGGAATACATTCTCGATTATATTTAGATCTTCTCTAGATGCATCCCGAAGCGAGACACCTATAACACCGCACATCACCAACTCCCATCATCAAGTACAATACGAATGTTGATGAATAGCAATTGAAAGAACATTTGATTCATCTTCGGATTTAGATCATCCTCTCTTATGACTTCCCAAGTGAATCGCCAGTGAAAAGGATTAAAGACTATTGTAACCCAAATCCCTGAATACCGCAACCATTTATAGATTGTTCTGATCATAAGTGGTCTATGATTGGTTCATCACACTTTAGGCATTCGCCGTTGTGATCGTATTCGTGTTCACATTTCTTACCAAGCACTTCTGGACTGTAGTCTAAAGTTTCTCTATCACCATACAGTGTAGCGAAGTCATCCTCAATTGTAATCTCTAGATCATCATGATAGATGTTGTAGTCTTTGAACGACCCATCCTGCTCATACACACGGAAAACATTGTATCCGTTGAATGTGCGGATCAAGAATCCTCGTGTACCTTTTGCGGGTTTGTCCATATTCTTTCCTTCACATCAAAGTCACCAGACTTTATCATACACCAATTGTAAAACGGATACAACCAACCAAGATCAAACTTGCTCATTGGAAACGAAACCCAATGACCTGTATAGTACAGAACATATGCGAGTGCTTGTTTCAATCCCACAGTCCACGGAAGTATGTGCCAAACAAACGCAGTCCGTTTTCGATGCGTCTGTCATGCTTTTTGTGAGCATCCCAATCACACTTTGCGGTGTGGTTTGGTCCTTCATACATCTCACTCATACCGTTTTCGTCTGGTTCTTTCCATTGCATATCAAACTCACCAGTCCAATACTGCGATTCCCAGTCGGTGTTCAACTGTTCCATTGCCCAAATCATTTCATCCATGACCCAATCCCAACGCTCGTGGTGTGTGTCATCAGTTCCGTACTCATCAATTTCGTTTGGACGCAACTCAGCAGGCACATCATCTGGATTGACATAAGGTGAACCATGCTTGGTTTCCTTCAACTGCTTGAGCATTGGTGTAATGATCAACGCAAGCGTTTCCGCCATGTTCCAAGTATCCCATTCATCAATGTGAATGTTCTCTACACGCTCGAGCATGCAGTCATCGGGATAGTTGCCAATTTCTACTTTCACTTGTATGTTCCTGTCATGACATTTACAACAGACAGTGCTTCACGAGGTGTCCCCCATGTTGGCAGCTTCATCATCAAGAAGGATAGATCTGGACGAGTGAATACTGAATCAGTGTCAGCATACTTACTCTTCTCAATTGTATCCATCCAAATAGCATAATCTGGCTTCAGTAGCAAACGCTGCTTCAGAGTACCAGCAATCATATCAACAACATTATACTCAGTTTCGGAGGCATCGACAAGATCACGCATACGCTTTGCCATACGAGAACGACCATCATCAGAGAAGTCCCAATCGTTGTACTCTTCACGAATCTCATCAGCGTTGAACCAAGTAACTGGAATCTCACGCTTGTGAAATTCGTTAACAACCATCTCAGCAAAGGTGGTCTTGCCTGAACCAGACAGACCCATAATCAATAACATCTTAGGCATTTCGTTTTCTCATTCTATCCAGCTTAACCTTCTGTTTCTTAGCTCGATCAAGCTGGAGTTTAGACGCTTTCTTAACAAAGGTGACACCCTGCAGATGATCATACTCATGTAAGAATGCACGAGCAGTATAACCTGTCATAGGCATCGTGTCAACCTTACCATCATGACCAGAAAAACGAGCACGAATGTCATGTGAGCGTTTAATCTTAACAAACAACCCTGGATAAGTCAAGCAACCTTCTTCCATGACAACAGGATTGGCTTCGTCCACGATCTTCGGATTGAACACAGAGAAAATAGAATCAGGATCGTTTGGATTACCAATAACGAATACTTGATATGGAATACCAATCTGCGGCGCAGCCAGACCAAGACCACGATTCGCAATCATAGTGTCACGAAGATTCTCATATAACTCTGTCGGATCCATTGGTGGATTCTCGAAGTCAAAGCGTTGCGCAGGAGTGCTCAACATCGGATCACTGTCAGGTAGAATTTTATAGATCATACAAATTTTCCTAGAATGGAAGCATCATCAAATAGAATGCCATAAATGTTTCCAGCAAGACTTACACGAGTAGCGTCGCTGTAGAATGGATACACTTGGTGGCGATGTCCAGCGTCAAACATAAACAACTCACCTTTCCTTGGATTGAAGATCATACTATCCATTTCACGAGAGGCAACGAACTCAATCAATCCTCTTGCTTCATAATTGTTGGTTTGATTCTTATGCTCTTCACGAATCTCATCTGGAATGTCAGGATAGTAGACAAAAGACAACAATCCTGTATGATTATGTAGCGGATTGTATTCAGTTGGTCTTTGGCGATTCACCCAAATGTATTGCTCATAATCCAACTTAGCACCAGCGTTCATTGGATTGATAAAAGAAATGTCCATCACATTCTTTCTGTAGATGCGACTTACATGAATCTTAAATTCTTCTTTGAATGCCTGCAGCAGATACTCGTGATTGGTCCAATCAAAATACTTTTCATCTTTGATGTCACCAGCAAGACCTTGTGTGTGAAGCACAGAAGGTAAATTAAGAATATCTGTCAACAACTTTTCATCAGAGATGCGAGAGGCATACACTTTGTCAATAAAATTATTGATGTATCGGTGGTTGAAGATACGATATTCTTCATCACTAAAATCCAATTCATTCACCAAACTCATTGTGCGATCCTTGAAAAACTCTTGACCTTTTCAAACTTGATCAAACTGCGGAACTTATCAATCATCTGGTCGCCCTTATGCGAAATCACAAAGATGTTGGTATCACTCATTTCTTTGAACAGATTCATTAGGATCTCACTGCCATTTGCATCCAGCGATCCATCGAAAACTTCATCGAGTATAAGTAGATTAGTGTTTACGGAATTTTTTAACTTGGCAACTGCTCGCCATGTGAGCATTAAGGAGAGATCAATACGAGCCTTCTCACCTTCACTGAACGAAGCATAACTGAAATCGTCCCTGTGCCTGGATCGAATGACTTCGTTGAACTCCTCGTCCAGAGTGAAGTCAACGAAGAAATCCATCGCTGCGAGATATTTGTTGACCAGTTTATTGATGATCGGTACATACTGCCTGATGATCTTGGTCTTTATGCCACCGTCCTTCAGCATATGCCCAGCAATTTCCAGGACTTCACGGTCTTTGACCAGTTGTTCTTTCTGTTCAGTGCGTGTCTTCAGTTCGCTGTTCAGTGAGTCAATCTCACTCGATGCATCAGTAGGCAAATCTTTCTTTGCTTTCAATCCTGAGATCTTTGTATTGTATTCTTCAATGCGAGCGTTCGTTGTGTTAACATCTTGCTGGATTTTTAGAATCTCTGCCTGACATTTCTGAATCTTCAACTGAATGCTATTGACTTCTCTGAGGCGTGCAGTAAGTTTGTTTTGCTCTTCGGTCAACTTCGCAATACCATCTTGAGTAGATTGAATCATCTGTGAAGTCTGCGCAATCTTTTGCGTCTTCATTTTTTCATCAATAGACTGTTCACAAGTTGGACAGTGATCATTCTTAACGAAGAAGTCTAACCGTTTATTTGCTTTGTAGTCTTTGTCTTGCAACTTTTGCATTAACAAAGATGCTTTGCTGGACTTTACCTGGACACCATCAGCATCTTCAATCAAAGTCAATAGACCTTGAATCTCTGCCTGAATCTCTCCTGCCTCAAATGATTCTTCTGCAACATATGCTTGCAGACCATTGCGTTCGTTGACAAGTTCGATGATCTGTGCGTCGATGTCTTGCTTTAGTTGATCGAGATATTTTTTCTGGACTTCAATCTTGTTGTCAAGCAGATCAATCTGATACGATACTTCCGTCTGATCATTCTTATTGGAAGCAAGGCGATCCTTCAGCAGTGCATTCATCTGGCTGAAGATCTGAATGTCAAGCAAGTCTTCAATCACCTCACGGCGATCCTTGATTGACAACTGCATAAATGGTGTGAAGGTTGCCGATCCAAGGATGACAACCTGCGTGAATGACTTGTAGTTGAGTTTGAGAATCTGCTCCTCAAGAATAACCTGATAGTCTTTTACATTACCAGGCTGAGGAAGCAGTTCGTCGTTCTTCCAGATCTCGAACACACTTGGCTTATAACCACGAACAACTTTATACTCATGTGTGCCAATGCGAAACTCAACCTCAGCACGAGTGTCTTTATTGTTGACCGAGTTGATCAGCTGCAACATTCGAATGTTGCGGAATGGTTTGTTGAACAGAACCCAACACAACGCATCAAGCATTGTGGACTTGCCTGCGCCATTCTCACCTACAACAACGGTGCTTGGTGATCGATCAAGGTGGATCTCAGTGAACACATTGCCTGTAGAGAGGAAGTTTTTCCATCTCAGTTTTTTAAAATGTATCATATTATATAATTATATTTGCAACCATGCATCTGCAGCAATAACATATCTTGGCAGGTCTGTTTGAGTTCCCATGCTCGAGTGTTGTGCATGACTTGGAAAAATACACCAATAATTTTCTTGAGTTTCAGGTATAAAAACCCATTCTTTTAATTGGTTTGACACATTTCTTGGGTCATAAAAAACTGTTTTATCGCCGCCATTGAGTTTAAGATAAAAAATTCCACTGAGGGTTGCTGGAAAATGGTTGTGTGGGTTTTCTTTCCACAAAGAAGAGTCTGTTTTATAGAACCAAGAGTTTGTATGTAAAATTGCAAACTTTTCTGGAGACAATCCCCAACAAACCTCACAGTACACTTCGCAACATCTAATGAAAGATTGTTGTAAATTTTTCCAACTCTCATTTTGTTTTCCGCACCATTCGATGTCATCTTTCCATAAAATGGAATATGACTGTACTGGAACAGCACCATTATCTATGTGTCTTTGTTGTTGTATTTCTTCCTCTATGTCTTGAATCATAGAAGGAACATCAAGGTCAAATTCATTTTCTTCTTGTTTAAACAGAAGTATTTCAGTAGGAAATATTTTGTAATTCTTGTAATACATTTTTAACCACCAAGTGACATCGCTTCATTATATAGCGAACGCATTAGACTGTCAAGTTTTGTCTTAGGCACATTGTCAGGCATCTGTTGAATGTAGTTCGACATAATCGTAATCGTGTCCTCTGCTTCATCAACCAGATCCTCTGCGGACTCAAGATTGAGATTAAGATTATCGTCAACCACCTGAATGTTGATTGGGTTTGCTTTGACAATTTTGTCCATGAACACATCGAACCAATATGGATTGTCGCAGTTCATCTTGATGACTTTGACGAAGGTATTCTCATACATGCTGGCATCGAAGTTTCTGATCTCTTCAAAGTCCTTACCATCATCGTTGTAGAACACTTTGTGGAACATAGAGTATGGATTACGAACAAACTCTAGTTCTCTGGTTGCCGTGTCAAATACATGGAACCCCTTCGGATCCTGATAGTCAATCCAAGTCATCTCATAAGGACAACCAAGATACTGGATGTTGCTGTACTTGTTCTTGTGGTGGAAGTGACCAGAGCAGACCAGTTCGAACTTGTCAAAGTATTTGTGCGACATGCCATGTTCATTCTTGTTGCCACGATCCATCATCGCACCAGTAATATCAAGATGACCAAAGCAATGCGAAGCGATGGTGTTGTTGATTGCATCCATTGCTTCATCAAAGTTCTGTGCGTTGATCCAGGGCATCAACAGAATGCGGAAGTCGTCAAAGAACACAGTCTCTGGCTTCCAGTAATACTTCACATGCGAACCACCAAACAACTCTTTCATTGAGTTGATTTCGTTGGTGTTCTTATAAGGCACATCGTGGTTGCCGATGATAACATGTAAATCAATGTTGCGTTTCTCGCATTGATCAATAAACATGTCTTTCATGCGGCGAAGTGTCACATATGAAATATATTTCCGACGATCGACAATATCACCCAGATGAATAATAGTAGTAATCCCTTCTGCATCGAGGTGAGGGAAGAAAATCTCTTCATAAAATTTCTCAAAGTAGTCAAGGAACGCAGCGTTGTCGTTGCGTGCACCGAAGTGCGTATCCGTAATCAAAGCAATTTTCATAGTTTATTCTTCGTGAACAATCTTCTTTTTCTTCTTGCGCTTACACGCTTCGAAGTTTTCGATAAAGGTCGCCATGTATTCTTCTGTCCATTCATTATACTTGATGTCATCGTTGAAATCAACACCCTGATCATGCTCTTGCACATCAGCGGTTTCATCAAATACATTGGCGTGTTCTGATGCCTTGTACTTGGTGTAGAGATATTTCTTTTCTTTTTGGATTCTACGGAGGAATGCATAGTACACAATCTGTGTAAAGTATGCAAAAGGATTGTTAGACTTCTCAGGATTGAAATTGTCGATATATTGGAGGCAGTTCTCAATACCATCACAGATCATTTCTTCACGGAAGGTGTAGTTGACAAAGTTCGGTTTGTAAGACAGGTGGGTTGCGATCTTCATAATGCAGTCAGCGACATACATGGGCACTCTTGGTCTTGCTTCTCCTGCTTCCTCTGCGGCAACAACTTGTTGCTTGAAGTCAACCATTGCCCCAAGAAACTCTTTGTTGTTCACATAGTGCGGATTCTTTTTCTTTTCTTCAGCCATTAGTGATATTGTCCTTCGGTGTTTGCATACATTCTAATCATCTCAACCATCTTGTTTAGATCATCTTCTTTCTGAGTTTGTCTCTTTCTATAAAGTTCTGGATGAACCAAATACTCCACAACTTCAAAATACATTTCACGCATATCTTCGTTGACAGGCATAGAAGCAATTACATGCTGAGAGTCAATTGATACTATATTCTCATCTTCAATCAAAGGCAACCACTGAACACCAATCATCACTGCTCGGTTTGGTCGATTCTCTACACGAATCTCAATAGGATTAAGAAGGTCAACATTGTATCCACGAATCCCAACGACATCGCCCATGATTGTCTCGCCGTTGATCAGTTTAATTAATTCGATTGCCATAGTTTAACTTGATGTTGTATAGTTTGTATTCAAACTCTTCTTCGTTGTACATCTTTATTCGCACAGCGAAATGTTTGAGGGTGTGGTTACAGCTTGATTTGTGGCAGAGGTCATCGGCAATGTCATACAAGGTTGCTCGCTCTTTAGCATCTCCTTTACGGAGTCCTCGACCAATAGACTGTAGGTTGCGTATGCGAGACTTAGAAGGAGAACCAAAGATAACATTGTGAAGATTGCGTATATTGACCCCAGTGCTGAATGTCCCGTAACTGGCGATGATAATTGCACTCCGCTCTCCTTCAGTAATTCTTCTAACTTCTTCTCGTTGATCAGCATCTACGCCTCCATGTACGAAGAACACATGGCGATCCGTACCTGCTTCTTCTTTGATTAAATCGTAGAGGATCTTTCCATGTTTCTCTACCATCTGGAATAATAGAAGTGTATTACCATCCCTTGATAAAGTCAAGTTCTTGATAAATGCGTTCCGTTTCTCGTTAGATACAAGGAAGTCCATCTCATCTTGGTACTTTGCCTTGTGCATTTCCTTGCAAACTTCAGGTGGATACTTGAGGACAAGACACTTGATACGGAAGTCTGCGAGTGTGCCGTCACTGATCAACTCTTTGGTTTGTACTACACGCATCACTGGACCAAACAATCCTTCAAGAACCAGCTTGTTTGTTTGTGTGCCATCTAGTGTACCAGTAAATCCAAAGCGATACTTACACTGTGGAAGTTTCTCCATGATACTGGTAAGAGAGTTTGCTTTGAACAGATGCGCTTCGTCGCCAATGACCAGATCAAACTGCTCAAAGTATGTTCTTGGCATCTTGTAGATAGATTGCCAAGTTGAAATATAAACCGTCTTTTCTGGGTCATCTTTTGCTTGACCACTCATGATGAGATGAGTATAATCAATTTGTGGCTTTGAAGCATAAGAAGCAAAGTCTGAATTCATCTGAGCAACGAGAGATGTGGTGGGCACGATGACCAGTGCTTTCTTTGCCAGCCTATTCTGCAGATAATATTTAATCAGAGAATAAATGATAAAGGATTTCCCACTCGCCGTAGGCGAGAGAATGAGTGCTCTGCTGTTGCGAATTGCATGAGCAACCGCACGAGTCTGGTAATCTCTTGGAGCAAATTCTTTTTCTTTGAGAAATTGTTCGAGTTCGTTGAGCGGAACATCTTCGGTGTCACAAACACCATCGTGGATGTTTAGTTCGTATCCCCTCTCTTCAGCGAATCGTTGGATGTGTTGGATTAGACCAACATAGATCTGCATCGTATTGACATTGAACAAACGAATCTTACCATCCCAAAATTTATTGCGAACAGCAGGCATAAACTTTGCCCCTGGAACTTCGAATGTAAAATAGTCAGACAGCTCTCTTGCTGTCCCACGATCACAATCTAGTTTCAGAAAGACTTCGTTCTTTTTATAGACTTCAATCCGATCCATTATTTCCTTATTTGACTTTTCGTCAACGAGTCTCTTTCAAGTGCTGCTCTCATGGCTCTTACCGAGTCAACACGAATTTCACCGAACAGATATATTTGCAGCTGATCAAGATAGATTCTGTCTTTGTTGATCATCTTACGAAATGGCAACACAAAAACATCTTCCTCATTTTCCCATGGCAGCATTTCTTCTGCAACATGGAGCAGACTCTTTTCGTTCACATTTCTGCCAGAAAGTTCTTTCCATCTTTCAGCAGACTGTTGAATCTCTTTTGCATCTCGCACAAGAAAGATTTTCTTAAACTTACTCAATGCTTTAATGGGTTTGTGACCAGATCTAATGTGACCCACAGCAAACTCATTGCTTTTAATCATCTGAAGTGACTTCGAAAATTCTTTTTTGTGTGTAAAACTTCCAGTGTTTTCTCTGCACTTAGTGAGGTCTGTTAGGTCATACTTCTGATAGTCATGATCAGAAATATGCAGACAGGTATTAGTAAGACCAAATTCTTCTAACAGATTGGCGCAAAGATAAGTCCCAGCTTTGGGTTGGCTTAACACAAAACATCGCATTAGATTGTACCATTTGTGAATTTGTACCAGTCGATTGCGGATTTAATTTGGAAACCACGATTGTTGAGACTCTTGATAATTGCCTCAATATAATCAACCTTTTCTTGTTGCATTGATACTCTCAGTGTTTGCTCAATGAAAGCATCATCTGACTCAATATATGTATCTGTTTCGTTCTTAAGAAGTTTTTTGTAGAACTGATCACGACCAAGTTCTTTGAGTTCTTCACGATCAAGTTCGCCAAGATAATACTCAAGCAGCGTCTTGCGAAGTTTCTTGTTCTCTGCCTTCATGCGGAACAATTGTACTCGTTCAGCCATAAAGAACTTGAGGTATTTGTTGTGGAGTTTGGGAATCTTTACAGCTTCTTCACCAAGTTCTGTTTCATCGACTTTGCAGTCTTTGTCCCACTCGGACACAATGTCTTCAATCTTCATAATATAACCAGTTGTAATTAGACCAATTACAATTGTATCGTATTAAGTGACAGTAATCAAATCATATTTACGATAAACAAATGTGGCGTCTGCTTGGAGGTAGGTGACATCTGATTCCTCAACACTAAAATCGACTGAGGATAGATCAATTGGATACATGTCAACAAATTTCACTTCGATGTTTGGTTTATACTGATTGGTCATGATCATCAACGAGGCATCAGAGTACACATCACCAATGCTTGTGGTTGATCTTTGGATTGCTCTGCGTTGTTCAAAGCGATCAGGATAACCAAGTGCTTCCATCCAGTCATAGATTTCTTGATAGTTCTTCATGTCTTCGTCAATGCGAAAACGAATGGTGAACGGACTGAATGTGAGTTTGTCGCCTGGAACTGGAACCTTAATGAATGGCGTGTCGAATGTATCAATAGAACCCAAAGCCATACTTGGGATCGATGCACTTGTGCAAAAGTAATTCACATGTGGCAGTCTCTTCATAGAGAAGCGAAAGCCAATTGGTGAAAGAAAACTTTTGTTATCAGGTACGGTTGCTTGAATGCTCGCCATAGTCAATTCTCAGTTTTGGATATACTATTTAGGAACAAAAAAAGGGGAGCCGAAGCTCCCCTTTAAAACGCTGGGTGAACCCCAGTCTTGTTTTATCATCTTACATGAGATTGGTAACTTTAACCAATCTGTAGTAGATGTTACCAGTACCAGTACCCAGACGAGCAGGTGGCTTAGTACCAGTGT